ATTAAACTTAGTAAAGATAATTGGTATTTATACGAGAGCCAGACTGGAAATAAATTAGGTGCTTATCATTCACCCTACCTTGCTATTAAACACATAAAAAAAGAAATGCTTTATGAAGGATGAAATGCCATATGATTTCTGGAACTATGGAATCAACCCTATACTAGGTTATAGATATATGCCAGATGGCAGATCAAAACCTTTATTCTTAAAAAACAATACATATGTCAGTACCACAACTAGAACCTAATTACAAACCTTTATTTCACAGTGACGCTAGATACTTTGTAGTTACTGGTGGTCGAGGTAGCGGTAAGTCATTTTCTGTAGGTGCATTCTTAGCGCTCTTAACACTGCAACAAGGTCATAAAATATTGTTCACTCGTTACACTATGTCTTCGGCTTCAACATCTATTATACCAGAGTTTATAGAGAAGATAGAATTGTATGGTATCTCTGAATACTTTAGGATAACTAAAGATGAGATACTAAATACGTACACAGGGAGTTCTATTATCTTCAAAGGTATAAAGACCTCAGCAGGTAATCAAACGGCAGCTCTGAAGTCCCTACAAGGTATTACAACGTTTGTGTTGGATGAAGCAGAAGAGTTAGTTGATGAAGATACTTTTGACAAGATAGATCAGTCTGTAAGGTCTAAGAGTAATCAGAACAGGGTTATACTCATACTAAACCCTACAACTAAAGAGCATTGGATATATCAAAGATTCTTTGCTGCTAAGGCTGTTAATGGAGGTTGGAGTGGTTCTAAGGATAATGTGACTTATATTCACACCACGTATGAAGATAATATAAAACATCTATCTGATTCCTTTATTGACCAAGTGGAGTATATCCGTAATAATAGACCAGATAAATATAATCACCAGATACTCGGTGGTTGGTTAGATAAGGCAGAGGGTGTTGTATTCACTCGTTGGACCATTGGACCATTCAATGAGTATGCATCTTATGTGTATGGGCAAGACTTTGGGTTTTCAGTCGATCCTACGGTTCTACTGAAGGTAGCTATAGATAAGGATAGGAAGATTATGTGGCTAAAGACAATGTATTGCAAAGTTGGTTTGGTTACAAAAGAAATAGGTGAACTTAATAGAAGATATGCCAAAGAAGATATAATTATTTGTGATAGTTCAGAAGGTAGGTTACTTCAAGAACTTAAATTATATTGTAATGTAAAACCTGCTGTAAAGAAACAAGGTAGTATCCTGAGTGGTATTGCTTTGATTCAGGATTATGATTTGGTTGTTGACCCTGATTCCTTAGAGCTTATAAAGGAACTCAATAACTATGTATGGCATAGTAGGAATGAAAGACCTATAGATAAATGGAATCACCATATGGATAGCTTACGTTATGCAGCTCAATACTTCCTTGCTAATGCAAACAAAGGGAGTTATGTTATTCGATAGTATTATGCAAAAATGTTGGGATTGTAACGAAACTAAGCCTCTGGAAGATTTCCATAAAAACAGAAGAAGAAAATGTGGGTTTAGTAATCAGTGCAAGATTTGTAAAAATAAATATGTTTCTGAATACAGAAAAAAGAATAAAGACAAAACTAATGCATATCGTAGAGTCTATAGTAAGAATAGGAGGAAAAATGATCCCCTATACAAATTCAAAAAGAATTTAAGAACAAGAACTTCTATAGCTTTTACTGTTAACTATTGGACTAAAAGCTCTGGTAATATAGATATGCTTGGCACTGATTATGAAACAGCATTTAAACATATTGAGTCTCAATTCACTGAAGGTATGACTTGGGAGAATCACGGTGAATGGCATATAGATCATATAATACCTCTATCTTCAGCCAAGACAAAGGAAGAGATGGAAAAACTTTGTCACTACACAAATCTTCAACCACTTTGGAAAGAAGAAAATTTATCGAAGGGAAATAAAATTTTGTAGATTCTTAAACATAGTAGGTTATTATTTGTAAAATAATCCTCTTAAACATAGTAGGTATCGTTAAACATAGTAGGTATCGTTAAACATAGTAGGTTCGGTTCTCACTGTTGTACCTACAACTGTTGTACCTACAATTGTTGTTACTACAATTATTGTTGATACAATTAAGGTTGATATTCTTTGCGTTTTCATTTAGCAAACTTTCAAAACTATTGAACTAAAAAAAATTGTGTTTACAGTTGCACAATAAAAAAGTTTTGTGTATTCGCGCGCGTTCCTTAATTATATAGAGAAAAATATTTTTATAATTATTAACGGTTTGTTAATTATTTTTATATATTTGTATAAATGAAAACGGGGAGTTGATATCCCACTAAAATGTAACTAACTGAAAAACAACAAATTATGCAATTCAAATTTAACACAGAAACAATTGAAAAAGTAAAAAATAACTGGTTATTCAAGGAAAATCAGTTAGAATTTTCACAATGTAAAACGGATAGTGATTTTTGTCTAACATTTGTAAGGGTATCAAATATGAATGATGGAAGCGAATCGAGTTTGGTTCAGGATATAACAAATCAGGTTATTAATCAAATAAAAAAACAATAACAATATGAAACTTTTAAAACTATTGAACTACTTTACTACAATTTTTTGCTCCTTATTTTTATTATATATAATAGGGCAAATATTAAGAGCTATTTTAATTAACTTATAAAAACTAATAATATGAAAACTACCAAAGAAATAATAAACGAAATAAAAAAAGGTAAATTTTGTACAATTAAATTTATCAAACGCTCTAACAATGAAATAAGGGTTTTAACTGGTCGAACTGGAATAAAGATAGGTTTAACGGGTAAAGGGTCAAACTATAGCTTTGAGGCTAAAAATTTGCTTCCCATAACTGATATAAAAATTTATAATAAAACTAAAGATATAAATAAGTCAAGACGTGCAATTCCAATCGAGAATATTGTCGAAGTTAAAATTAACAAACAAACTTACAATTTTAACGAAATAGCAATTAACGAAAGTATTGATAAGATAAAACAATTAAATAAAATTATATTAAAATGAAAAAGTACACTATACCAAAAAACCTATTAAGTAAAGGCTTTACCAATGCTAAAACAAAAAAGAACAATCTAAAAACTTTTATACTTTACTTAGCACCATATAACCAAAACGCAAAGAAAATAAACCTTTGCCCGATGGCGTCTAAAGGTTGTGCAGCTGCTTGTTTGTTTACAGCAGGAAGGGGCAAGTTTTCAAACGTTCAAAGCTCCCGTATTAACAAGACTAATTATTTTATTTACAATAAAGAATTGTTTATTGTACAGCTTGCAAAAGAGATAATCAGGGAAACGGCAAAAGCTGAGAAGATAGGGGAAAAAATAGCCTTTAGATTAAATGGTACGTCTGATCAGGATTTTATATCATTGCTCAAGAAATATGCTAATTTAGATATTAAAGATTTACAGCCCTTTGCGATCTTCTATGATTACACTAAAATTCTAGGTAAGGTCAAAAAATACAAAGATCACCCTAATTACTATTTAACTTTTTCCAGAGCTGAGGATAATGAAAACGCAGCTATTGCAGCTTTAAACGACGGTTCAAATGTTTCAATAGTTTTCAATGGGGAGCTGCCAAATTATTGGCGAGGCTATAAAGTTATTGACGGGGATACATCGGATCTGGTAATGATCTATAATAAGAATGTAGTTTTAGGATTAAGGGCAAAAGGTGACGCCAAAAAAGATGCCTCAGGCTTTGCAGTAACAGCCCCAATAGAACAAAGAAAAAAACAATTAATAAAACTTTAATACAATGAAAGAAACAGAAAACAAATACCAGTACTTAACACAATACGAAATTGATCAAGTTAAAAAAGAAAGTATAGAAGAAATATTGGACCGCCTTAATAATAAGGAGCAAAAATATAAACGTCTATTCTGGGATACTCAACACTGGGGACCTGTAAACATTATAATTCACAAGAATGGCAAACAAGTACAAAACATAAATTTCGATGAATGGGATACTTCAAACGGTTTTCAATTGAATGAATTGAAAGGTATGGTTCAGGACTATGAAAGAATTTATCAAGACTATGAAAGTAAAGTTTCAAGCACACTAATATTAAAAAGTGAATGGGACGAAACAGAGGAACCTAAAAAAACAGAGGAATGAAATATATTAAAAAACTAGATCGGTGCTTTTATTCTGTTGAACTGGATAATAAGTACTTTATTACAGATATGAACGGAATTAATAAAAGAATAACAGAGAAACAATACCATAATTTATTATTTGAAAACTTTACCCCTGAGTAATTTTAGTTAGTTTAATTTGTTTGTTAATACCCTCTAGGATTAATTTTCTAGGGGGTATTTTTTTGTGCCTATATTTTAGTAATTAATTGAAAATGAATGTAAATTATTTGTTGAGTGTACCGCCCTGCCTTCGTTTCAAGCCCTTACAGCCACTTTCTACCCCTTAAACATACTTAAGTACCACTTAAACATAGATAAGCCCTTAGAAGCTCTTATTTAAAGCCATTATTTTAACTGTTGTATCTACAACTATTGTATAAACAAACGTAAAATGAAGATCGGTGGGGTTGAGGTATGCGGT